GATCGTTAAGGTGGGTCTGCGTTGGATCTTGCGCAGGTTGTAGATATCGTCGGGCCATTGCTGACCATCGGCAAACTCCAGATCTTCAATGGCCAGCAAGCGGTTTTGCGCCTCGACTTCCTCCGCGGTCCGCAGGCGTTCGTTGCATTCAGCAAAGACTTCCTCGTCAGTCTCGGCTTCTTTGACCTGGTCCTGAGGAATGGCGGGCATCTAGAACCGCCAGAACCGAAAGCCGATGGCATAGCTTGCCCAGCGCCTCACCAGCCCATCGACGTTGATATCGTAAACCGTGTGCTTCCAGGGCATCGGGAGGCGTAGCCAGAAGGTGCGCGGGGGACCAATGCCAGTTACGTGAATCATGTTGCGTCCTCAAAGGTGAACCTGTCGCCAGGTTTTATGGTGTTCGTAGCCCAGCCTGTCCTAGAAGGCTCTGTCGCATTTGGGATAGAAGGCTCCGATTTTACGGGGTTGAGACGTTGATTATGTTCTGATTGCGACATCACCGGATGTCCCGGCAATGCCACCACAACACACTCGGCCAGCTGGAACTCGTGCCAGACCGAGGTGCCGTTGACGTGCTCGATGACCCGTAAGCAGCCTTCGACCTTGGGTAGGCGGCACAGAATTGGCTCGTTCATATCGCTACGTCTCCGAAGTGAACTACCAATACCGAATGCACGATATCGGCCAGGGTTTGCAAAAAAGACCGCGCCTGGCATCGTTTCGACCCAGCCGACTCGGATAAATCCAAACGGCAGATGAATCTCGAAATTTGGCAAGGACCAACTGAAATGGACCCCAAGGCTCACATGATTAAAGCCGTTGAAATACCAGTAACACACGAAGCGTTTAACTATGAGAATAGGCTCGTTCATGTGCCTAACCATGAATTCGCATTCCCAGCTCCCGAGAACGAGCGCTGCGGCTGCACTGCGGTCCTGAACTGTACTTCGGCAAAGCGGCGCATCATCACCCCATAGCGCGTCGCCGCCATCAGGTCGTCATTGGCCTTCACAATGAGCCCGTCCTTACGGTGGTACATGCGCATTTCTTCCCACCAGTCGGTTAAGTTACTGAATACCTTCAATCTCCCAGTCTGCATCCGATCGAACATCTCGGCAATACCCGCCTCAACCCCACTCGTACCGTCCTCAAACGTCGCCCGCTGGCCGATCATCTTCAGGCCCTGGTCTCGGTATTGCTTCGCCAACTGCTCGCCTGAGCCTTTGTCATGCTGTAATCCGTCATGGGGCCACGCCCAGGGGAGCCATGCGGCCCAGGGTCGAATGGAGGCGGCGAACATGGCGGGAGTTTGCTGTCGCTGCCGATGACACGCGATCACATACAGACAGTCGGCGTCTCGGTCCCAAGCGAGTCGAACAGCGGCACTTGGGTGGTCCCAACCGAAGTCCAATGCTCCCAGTTGTGGCCAATGGGCAGGGATGGGAAAGGGATCGACTCGTATTTCATCCTCGGCAATGGGGAATACTCGCCCGGATCCCAACTGAGGAATACCCTTCGTGCGTGCATCGCGTTCGTACTCCGGATAGCTCGCGATAATCGCGGCGCGCTGTTCAGGCGTGTAATGGTCCACATCGTCAATCGTCATTTGGGTCACATGAGTGCCGGGTACCTTGTCGATCAAGTACCGCTTGACCACGTCCGACATGCCCAACAGAGGGGTAAACGTCACAAACACGGGCCCAACGGTTGAATTGGTTCGGGTTAGCCCCTCCAAGTAAATGTCCATCGGGGGCTCTTCGTCGAACCACACCATGTCCAAGGTTTCACCCTGCCATTTCTCACGGCCTTTCTCGTAGGACTTTAAGGCGATATGGGAGATACCCCCTCCTGCATGTCGAACCTTAATTGAATCCTGCAGATCAGGTTGGCCTCGAGCAGCGGTAATATCGACGATAGCATCTTTCGGGATTGACCCGGTTCCATAAGCGCCCGGTCGTCCGAGAAGGATTCGTTGGACATTATCCCGCGTAGACTCTCCAGTAATTCCCGCTGCCCAACCGATGATAGGCCGATCGTAACGCTTTCCAGCCCAGATTTCGGGATATCGACCTGTAGCGTGCATCGCATACTCCATCCCCGCGGCGAGCGTCTTGCCCAGCTGATTGCCGGCCATCAACAGGCGTTCGCGATAGTCCCTACCCGCTGCGTGGAACGCCGCTTGCTTATTGTACGGTCGATAGCGAGATAAGGCGCGCTGGTTCTCGCGTGTCGTCCATTCCCGCTCCAATTCCCTGGCTAGTGAGATAGCCGCGGATGGCGTGAAGGGTTGCGAGGAGTTCATCATCCGCCATTTGCTCCAAGGGCCTCAAAGTTACGGTTTGCGCGATCATATCCGGCAAAGTCTTACGCAGCAGCATCCCCGCCGCTTGAACTTGTGTCTTGCTCATCTCGATTCGGCCAAGTACGTGGCCTTGCAAGCGATTGATTAACATACTGGTACGGATCTTTTGGCGGACTTTGTCCGGCGTCCAGTTGCGTTCGCGGGCGGCCATTATTGCACTGTGTCAATGTCGCGGGTGGAAGTCACCACGATGCTGACCTTGTACTCAGCACCCACCACGCGATCCGCTTTGATCTTGGCGAGAATCATATCGAGCAAGGGGTTGATAACCTTCGAGATCAGTTGGTTCCTCGCATTCATGATACCGAAGTCCAAGTCGATGCATTCAGCTCCGTAATTGAGCTTTTCGATCTGCATGTCAGTCATGCAGTAACCGTTTCCCTGCGACATAAAAGCAACCGAATCTCTAAATCATCCTCTGCGTCAATCATCTGAGGTAACTTTTGACCGGCAAGCAGGGTACGAATGCCTATCTTGACCAAATCCTGAATGCTCTTCTCGGCAGCTTCGCACCTCTTCCCTTCCTGCATTTCAGCCTCACATGCTTGCGCAAAGCCATCTTTGCCATGCAGTGCAACAGTATTGCATATGAGTTTGTATTGTTTCTCAGGATTGGCGGCCAGCACAGTGGCGGTATCAACCCGCAAACAAACGTGGTAAAGGCAGCCGTCACTGACATCGGTCATATGCACACTCCTGCAACGTCCTCTTCCCGGCAAATAATCATCTCTTTGTCGCCCCAGCGGAAGGTTTGATGCAACGGGCCGTCGAATTCTCCGTCATGTTGCGTGAGGGCATTGCCGAACTCGACTTCATCCCCGATTTGTAGGTCACACGGACGAAACGCCGCACTATCCCAGGATTTGGTGCGCTTGCCTTTCGGACCATTATAGCGTTTGGGGCAGGTTCCTGGACCAATCGCGACAACCCGCCCCCGGACAGGACGACCGGTATAAACAACCTCAATGATCTTACTCGGCTTCCAGTTGAGCGGTTCGATGATGACATAATCCCTTAGGCAGCGCAGGTGAGCGGTGGCAGGGAGGGAGTCATAGCATTCATTGCCGAGGCGTACACCATTGCTCATTTCTTGAGTTTGGCCTCTTTACCCTCGGAAAATGCCACGGCGGCCCGTTGGGACTTCTTCGGGAAGCGCTTCTTGGCTTCCTTCGATCCCATGTACTTGGAGACGAATTCGCCTAATTTTTCGCCTTTAACTGGCTCAGGCATCGATGTGCTCCTGGAACATTACGCAGGCATCTTGATGTTACCGCCCTCCGACCCATCCCCCGGCGCGCCGATCGACACATCCTTGATGTCGGACACATCGAAGTTCATCCCACCCGAGGTGCGTACATCGCTGCCCTTGCGGCTGTATTGCCCCAGGACACGAGCAACGTCATTGGTGCCAGAACGCATCACCATGCCCTCGCGAGGCCGTCCTGAGCTGCCTGTGACGGCCCTACGGTCCTCCAGCGGCTTGCCGGATGCACGGACGATCGCGCGGGTGTCGCCGTGCTTGACCGACATTACTTGTCCTCGGGGGTCATGACACTTTTATCGGGCATGTTGTGGACCTTGAAGCGAATACCATCGCTATTCGAGGATCCACAGTACATATCGCCCTCGACCGTCTCTTTCTGCTTCGGATGGCGGTTATCGGAGCCCTTCAGCGATTCGCGATTCTCAGGTTTACCCGGCACGGTTCTCTCCT